CCACCAGATGCTGTATTAATGGTTGTAGATATAGTTGCTGCATTTGTGCTTGCAGCAAAACTAGAATCATAAGTAGTAACAGTTCCCCACCCAGTCAAGCTATATACGACAACATAACATCCATTTGAAGCACCGCTTCCTGTAACAACAATATCAGCAGTAGTTCCGCTTGCTACACTAATTCTAAATAAAGCAGTATTTGATGCAGAGTTTGTACCAACAATACTTGTCATGGCATTGCCACCAAGCGTTACTGAAGATACTGTTCTTGCACTAGCTGAATTAAGCATAACCCCAACAACAATTACTCTATCAGAAGTAGCAGTTCCTATATTTGCAGCAGTAAATGTGTATGTTGTTGCACCAGTAGTATTACTTACAGCACCAATATAATCTAAAGACTTAATTAGTGTATTATTTCCAACTTCTGCTCTTAGCCTATGATGTAGCATTAAGCTACTCCAACAAATGCACCATAAACTTGAGTGCCAACTTCCCATAACTCAATAATTGATATTGCAGTAGTTGATAATGTAGGAGCACTACCAGGGGCTGTAGCACCAATCCATTTAACTCCACTAGTGCCAAAAGTAGTATCTGTCCAAGTAAGTGTATTTGCACCTGCAGTTACCATTAATGTAACAGATTGCCCTGCCGTAAAGTTAGTTCCTTTAGGAGTTCTATTTGCACCTAATGTGATAGTTTGAATACCACCATTAGCAGGGTTAATTTCAAATGCTGCTGCATCTGTGATGGCAAAGATAGTTTCTTTAGTGCCAAGAATAGTTTTATTAGATAGGTTTTGTATGCCAGTTAAGGTTGCTACACTAGAATCAATTGCAACTGTAACCGCACTAGACCCATTAAAAGAATTACCACTTAAGCCAGTTCCGATTGTTAGTGCATTTGTAGTATTTGCGGTAATTGTACCACTTGCACCAAGTGCAACAGCTTGCCCATTAAATGTTACTGATGAATTACTTAATTGTGAATTTGTAATTGAACCTAAAGTTCCACCAAGTGTTAAATTACCTGATGAAGTAACTGTACCTGACAATGAGATACCATTAACTGTCCCAGTTCCACCAACACTTGTTACTGTTCCTGAAGAAGATGCAATACTTTCCCAAGAAGTAGATGTCCCATTTGTAGTTAAATATTTACCAGAATTTCCAGTTTGACTAGGGGTGAAACTAGCAGCAAGAGTTGCACTAGCTGCAGCACTGTTAGCTGCATTTACGGCAGCTAAAGCTTGTGTAGTTGAATCAGTAGTTGCATCTCCAGAACCTCCTGGACCCCTGAAAATTGCCATGATTATTCCTTAATAGGTTTAACTACTTTTACTGGCTCTTGAGGTTGTACTTTTTCTACAACTTCTTCATATTGAGGATGTTTACGCATATCTAAAATATCATGCTCGTGCTCAAAATTAACAATTGTACCACTTACTATACATTTAAACTTAGCCATTTAGTTCTCCTTGATTATTCTTATGAACACTAAATAATGCCCATAAAAATAGCCCCTCCAAAGAAGGGCTATATATTACTTAACTACTATGCTGGAACAGCTAGTGCGAAACAAGCATTGTCACGCAACTCAGCAACACCATACAATGTATCTGCAGTGTAAAGAGTACCTAAGTATTCTTGTTTATATTGAGTTTGTGAACGAACACCAACTTGTTCTACTAGAACAGCAGCATCACGATGACCTAATAGACAAATACGAGCAGCACCAGTAGCAGTATCACAGTTAGATGAAACAAACACTGGAATACCATACAAGTTACCGATTTCACCATTACGGATTGTGTTGTTATTACCTTGTTCGCCAACAAAAGCTTGTTCTGTATAACGAGCTAAACCCATCAAAGTGTTACGGCTTGAAGGAGGAATCATAAAGAAACGACCTTCCATTGGTACGTCATTGTCATCAAGACGTTGAATAGTACGACGGATAGCAGCATCTGTCAAAGCTGAAGCATTTGGTGTACCTGAGTTATATGCAGTAGTACCATCACCACCGATATAAGCACCAGAGTAAGTTACACCAGAGCCACCATTGAATGTACGACCCAATTGAACTAATGAAGAGTCAACTTGTTTAGCTAGAGCATAACCAGCATCATCTGTGTAGAAACGACGTAGTGAAGAAAGTGCTTGTACTTCTACGATGTCTTCAATTAAACGTGAATATTCGTAGTGGCTAGTGATATTAATTACTTTGTCTGTTTCAGTAGCTGCAATAAGAGTTACTTGTGCATTAGCTGTTTTTACTGAAGCATTGCCACGAGTAGGAGAAGGAATACGAACTGTATCACCTTTCTTACCTGTGAAAGACATTTTTTTGAACAAGTTAGCTGCAACTAAGTTCTTTTTATAAGCAGCTACAATTTCGTCACTCCAAATTTCTGGGATAAATGTTGCTGCCGTGGTAATGGTTACTTGGTCTGTACCTAAAGCCATGATAATTCCTTTTCTATAATGTTAGATTACTCGTCCCTCTCGGTACGCAGCCATAATCTCTTGAGACATAGCATCATATCGGTCTGGGTCAGTTTGCATAAGTTTAATAATATCGCTTCGACGATATTTCTTTTTAGAAACAGACTCGTTACTATTTGAAGTACCTACGTCAGCCGCTTTTAATTGGTTATCTCGGTCTAACTTAGATGTTTCAGTAACTTTTTTAGTGACTTGTTGTTTATCTTTCCAAGTAGAAAGAAGTTCTTTAGCTGAATCGTAGTCAAATTGAGCTTCGGCTCTAGCAAATAACTCTGTTCGTACCCTTGAACCCTTAATCCATTCAACAAAGGCTGGATTTTGCACTGTGTCAGTTAAATCTGGAAACTCACTAGAAAGTTTAGACAACACTTCCTGTTTTTTCATCTGAGCAGAAGCCTGTTGAGCCTCTTTCACTGCAGGATGATTGTTAATTGCCCGATTAATTGCATTTTGCGGTTCAATGAAAAAATCTTCATCACTATATTCTGGTTCTTGTGTCTTTAAGTCTTTTGATGTTTGTGTCTTAATAAAGTCATCTACAACTTTACGCAGTTCACCTACTTCGCTACCTTGCTTTCCAATTAACTTCTCAGCTTCTTGGTGCATTGCAACAATTTCTTTAGGTGTTTTTCCACGATATTTCTCTGGTAGTTCATCTTCTACAGGTTGTTGTACTACCTCTTCCTGTATTAAAGGCTCATCCAAAGAGTCCGTAATTGTAGCACTTTCTAAAACGTCATCTAATACTTTTGCCATACTATTTCTCCTGTGCTTTTAGCATTGTAGGAAAGAAACTAAATTCTTGGCAGATTTAATCTCTTTGAGCAATTGGTTTATGCTTTTTTGCCCAAGCGATTGCCGCACCTGGAAAGCTTCCTGAATAACCCTCTAAACTAATTCGGGGTGCACTAATAAGTTTATCAGCGTCCGAACCACATAGAGGACATGTAGAAGTTTGTTTATACTCCGTCAACTCTTCAAAATTTTCTTTACAATCTCGACATTGAAAGTCAAACAGCTTCTTCACAACAAATCTCCCATATTAAATTTATTACCTTTTTCAAGGTTTAGTTTAGCTGGAAGTACTTGTAAGTTTTTAATGGTGTGTAAACCACTCACATTTTTTCCTTGTAAAGGAATGATATGGTCAACGTGCCATTTAAATCCATGTATCTTTTCTCTATCTTTAGCTAATCTATATGCTTCTTCAATTAAAAACATTTCTTCAGAATCTACCCAAATAGGTGTTCTATTTAATTTTGAAGTTCTACGTTTAGCTGTTAAAGTATTTTTAACTTCTTTATTTTTAGAAAGCCAATTATTTCTAATTTCTTTCATTTTCTCTGGATTATTCTTAACCCACTCTTTATTTCTTTGTTTTGCTTTACTGTCTTTTTTAACAGAATTTTTAGCACATGTATAACAAGTTCCACTACTTACAGGTCTTTTATCTATATGACCTTGTTTACACAATTTTCCTGTAAAATAATATAAAAGTCCTAAATTCTTAGCTTCTTTTCTTTTAATTATCTTCATCTTGCAACTCCTTATAAGTTTGTTCTGAAACACTCTTCAAACTCAATACCCATTGGAGTATATCTAGTTGCCCTTTTCGTTTGTATAACTCTTCTACAGAGTTTACTGTATCTACTTGTGCATAGACATCAAATAGGGCTTGTGTATCTTCTATAAAATCCTTCCAACCAATTGTTGCCATAGTTGAAAAACGATTTTCAAAATATTCTTGTAATTCTCTATCCATGCTATTGTATTCTCCGTTTCTTTGTGGTATAATAGCAGTTAATGTTAATATTATAACATAATTTATTTAATTTGTCAAGGCTTATTCTGCATTTGTAACTTGACAATCTCTGCATTTCGTGCTGAGTCTTCTTGTTTAATGTTAATAGCTTTCTCTTTCAGCATTAAATCAGCAACTTTAGCACGTTTCTCAAAGTCATCCGTACCTGTTTGGTTATTTAAATTGGTAGAAAGAGCAGCAACACGCTTAGTCTTAGACTCTTCAGGAGCTAATT